TACCGGCCTGGATTTCTATTTAGATGAGTAGCCATGCCTGTGGCGTGATATTTTTTCATTATTTTATTTATATCAGTTTCATCTCGAAACTGTTTTTGTGTACGGGTTGTTGATGGATCTGGAAATACAGTTCCATCTTGAGCGAGAATTTGACGACGTGTTCGTGTTTCTTTTTTTTCAGACATTTGTTCTCCTTTTAGAATTGTCTTATTCTTGGATAAAATTGGCTTTTATTTGGTTGATATGGTTTTGGTTTTGGACTTTTTTCTACGTTACCTTGAAAGAATTCTTTAGTTTTTTTAATGATCGGACGAATTAAATCGTATGCGTCATTTTTTATTTCTGCTTCGGGAATACCTTTGCGAAGAACTTTTTCTTCTGTTCCTGTTTTTCCCGTTTGTGCTTGCACTAGTCCTTTTTGAGCTCGTACTAATCCGGTTTCTTCTGTCTGTTTATTTATATCACCGAATTTATACATGGCATCTAGTGCATTGGTGGCAAGTCCTCCTAGATTAGCATAAGGGTTTTGATTTACTGAGCTCTGAGAGGATCCTTGTGATCCTCCAGCAGAGGCGCCAGAGGGGGACGAAGCCCCCCCTTGCATTGACAAGAGAGGATTAAGACCAGCTCTTTTAAGATCTTCAACCTCTCGTTGATGGGAAGTATTAGACATGCGTTCTTGAAACGCATTTTGAGCTGAGGTTTGAGAAGCCTGGAACGCTCGGTTGCGTTCAGACTCGGCCATATTAGATTCAGTGGCACGTCGCGCAATACCTTCATTAGAGGCATTTGTGTCTCTTTGGCCTTGGATACCTAAAGCGGAGCCAAGAACGCTGGCTCCTGCTATTGCTATTTCTGGCCACATTAGAACCTTCCTAGGGTTAATGGTACGCCGTAGGTCATCATAGGTCTTGCATGTTTATAACTAAGCCAGAGGTCTACTAGAGCGTCTGGGCCTATATCTACAGCAAGTGCACGACCTATTGGTGTCGCTGAGTAAATAAATGTCTCACCAAGTATAGGTTGACTAGCAAAATCTTGTGCAAGGTGCCAAGAATGTAAAGAACCAGTAGAGTTGGAGTTAAATACTCCTCTTACTTTAGAAGGTTTATAACGATATTCTGCATACCTTTCTTGATAACCGAATATATCGTCATCAATTGCTGTATCACCAGTCGCATATAACTCCTTAGTTAAAACGGCTTGTTCGCCGATTTGTTGTAATTTTGGCCAGAAGAAATCGTAACGTGTGGATTTAGTCCACATACGGTCAATGCCTTGTTGGTATGTTATTTCTCCGCGAATAGTAGCAAGCCCTAATACATATCCATGTTCTACGAAAGATTTTGTAAAGCCGATTGCTTCTCCTGAAGACGAAGCTGTCGCGAACGCTCCAAGTTGTCCAAGGGCATTAGAACCTGACGTAGGGCTCGTTTGAGCCACTGGGTGACAATTAATGCGGATTGTTCCGCCTCCCAAGAATTCTGACCTTTGAAGTCGGAAATCAGGTGATGTGACGTTGTAATGAGTTTGTAAAATTTCGACATAGCGCGTACCTCCGCGAGCATCTAATTCAAGAATTGATTGAACCTGAAATGCTTCTCTTAATGAATTTATTGTTGGGCCTGTAGCTGCTGCTAAGTTTGTGTATAGCCCTCCATTTGGATCCATAGACAAATTAGCTACGCCTGTTACAACTAGGTTACTTGAAGCATCTGTATATAAATCTACAGCTCCAGGTTGGGTTTGTGCTGCTGCATTATATACTTTCCAATATGGAGCATTTGTTGATCTTAAAATTGGTGCAGTAGTTCCTAATGATAATGTAACTGCATCTCCTTTTTGGGGCCATGGTAAACATGACGTAAAATAGTCATGTTTTTTTGATCTAAGCTTTAATGAGAAATCTGACATTGCATCAGGACCGTCGTCCGTTGGTACATCGAGTGAATCTATTAGGTTTTGATCTCTATACCATTCATTATAAATTTTCAGATATGCTCTGAACGGTAATGAATTGATACTACAGCCAGGAGAAGCTAGGCCCGCTGGGATTCCCATTTTGTCCCAGATAGATCCTGAGAGTCCTGCTGCTAATATTACTGGTACTGTAGGAATTGTAAAATCAGTGGAATCGCCTGGATCATCTTGGGCGCCACAGAATTTTTCCCAATTTGTCCATAGTAGACGATTGGGTACGAAAAAGAAGTGAAAGTCTACGTAAAGGTTGTCCATTAGAGGATTTACAAGAGCTGGTAATCGGATAAATGAGTTTACGTTTACATTGCAAGTGTCTCCAGGAATAATTTCATCTACGAAGAATGGCGTGATTTCATCTACGTTCCAAGTGTCTTTGATTCCATGGCTTCTATCGAATTGTGAACGAGCCATGTTAATTTGAGGAATTTGTGCAAACGAATGTTGATTGTGTCGATTACCGAGTGATGACATTTTTTCTCCTAAATTTTTAAGTTGTTTTGTAGTTGATCAAATTTTTGTTTAAGTATTTTTTCTCTTTGTCGATTTCTTGAGATCTGTAGACCTTTTAGTCCTGATCTTTTTAAATTTGCTTTTTTTTCCTCTCTCGTTATTTTTTCTTCTTTTTTTTGAGCATCGTCAATAACTTTTTGTTTGATGTTTACTATGTACTGGACCCATTTATCAGGGTGATGTTGTTTAAACCATTTTTCATAGTATCTAGGTATTCCTGATTTTGATCCGTCGGGCATTACTAAGAAGCCGACGTTGAATACATCTTGATAATATTTTTCTATCCATTTTTTTCCGATAGCATTTCGCGTAGACCTTCGACTGATAGGCGTGTAGTCATGCGTTCCGTCTCGTCCATGGACGAGCTTTTTAGTAGCATATCGGGCGACGTAGCCAGCAGATTCGAAAGTAACGGAGCCAAGCTCCGATATTCCGTGGGGCCAGAGCTGTTCGAGAGTCTTTGAATTATATACTTGATCACCTCGATGATTATTATATTTATGACTGAGGTCGTCAGGCCTCCAGTTAAAGATGATGGCATGCCAGTGGGGTCTTTTTCCTTTTTCTCCGTATTCTCCAGCGCAAAAGATAGCTGTTTGGATTTTTTCATATTTTATTTTCCTTTCCTCTTTGTTGAGATTTTTCCAAAGTATTCTTTGATCTTTTTGGCAGTAGTCCGGAAAGAGTTCATTTAGGAGTTTTTGAAATTCGTGATTCCTAATGTCTTTTACGAATTTTTGGAAATCTACATATTGAAGTCGGTCTGATTTAAGATTTTCTTGGCTGTAAGTTAGAGTTACGAACGAATTTTTTTCGTACATCGAAGCTTCATGTACGCAGCGAACAGCAGTTTGCCGTGCGTTTTCGAGCCGGCATGAGATACATTTACCGCATGGTATTTGAAATGGGGCGTATTGTTTGCTATACTTCTTTGGAGACCAACATAGGGTCTTGCCGTCGGATTGGAAGCCGACAGTTCGGGGACTGGTGCAGCGCATTGTACTGGTCCTTTTTTTTGTCTAAAGCCGAATTCCGCCACGAAACCTTTTAGGATTTAATGTATTCATTTTGTGAATACCTGTGTTCTTGCGGAAAGACTTCTTTGAGGCTTGTTTTGATAGTGATTTTCGTTTCATTTGATTTCCTTTTGTTTGACTGTTTTTTGAGGATAACAGTCAGTGGGCATAATTACAACAAGGGAGTGTATTATGCCCACCTACCTTTTCGGTTAATTTACGGTAGTTTTTAACGCTATCGCTTTTATGATATGACTTGGTGTGTCCAAGGGTCGTATCTTACCGGTTTGATCATCGTATTCACCAAGGTGATACAGATCAAAGTCTTCCGGATAAGTGTTCACATTAGATTTTGGATCATTGACTAATGTGTGGAAAGACCTTTCGGCTTCTCCATGAGTTTTTTGAAAGAAAGGCGGTCCGTAGAACTCGCCTTTGCTATCTCTGATTGTGTAGATTTTAAGTTGCATTTTTTTTCTCCTTGGACGTGCATTTGTGCAGTCCGGTTTGTGGTTAATCCGAGATAGTTCATCTTTTGCAGATTGCAAACAGTGACTACATCGGTTTTCGTTTTTATGTTTTTTTTGAGGCATCGATTGCCTCCTTTCGTTTCCTAATCTGTGTGATTAGGCAGTTTTGTAAAGTGTTTTAAGTTAATATAAGTTTTTTTAAGTTTCCGACAGGGGAGCGGGATCGGGCGCAGCCGGCTGGCAGTGCCGTGCCTCGCTCCGTTGGGTCGGAGTTGCGTTGTTACGCAAGATTCCCCGGGATCCGGGGAGGTTGGTTAGTGTTATAGTGTGGTGGATTTTTGTGTTTTATAGAGTGTTAAGTGGTGGATTTAGTGAGTGGTGGATTTTCTGTAAGTGGTGGAATTGTTTGTTGTGTTTGTGGTGGGTTAATTAGTTTAAGTGCTATTGCTTCATCTCGGTTTTTTGGATCCGAGAGGAAGTTGAGTAGTTGTTGAGGATCGTTTTCGAATCTGAAGCGTACTTCAGATGGTAAAGTCATGAAAGACTCTTTAGCGTTTATGACAGTCTGTAGACATTGGTCGTAGTCTTTAATTGTTGTTAGATCTACATACCGGCCTGGATTTCTATTTAGATGAGTAGCCATGCCTGTGGCGTGATATTTTTTCATTATTTTATTTATATCAGTTTCATCTCGAAACTGTTTTTGTGTACGGGTTGTTGATGGATCTG